GCAGAGCGCATCGGCGCGGCTCAATTTAAAGATGCCAATCTAGACGACTACATGAACCAGTATCAGACTGGGGTGATCGACAGCGCGCTAGGCGACATCGAACGCGCTCGAAAAATGCAGCAGAATCAAAATGCGTCTAGCGCAATTTCAGCAGGCGCATTTGGCGGAGACAGGGCAGCAATTGTTGATGCAGAAACCAACAGGGCAGCACTAGAGCAATCAGCTAAAACTGCCTCGGCTCTAAGATCGCAAGGCTTCGAGTCGGCTGCGCGACTTGCCGAGGCAGACCTGGCTAGAAGGTCTGACGCATCGCGAGCAAATCAACAGTTTGATATGCAAAGTCAGTTAGCTAACCAGCAAAGTGGTCTAGCAGCTAGCCAGGCGAACGCACAGCTTGGTCTGCAAGGTCAAACAGAAGCAGCGCGACTCGGCTTGCAGTCAGGATTGAGTGCGCAAGACGCCAACATGCAAGCGGCTCTCGCAAACCAGCAAGCTGGACTATCAGCAAGCACCGCGAATGCTGATTTTGGTTTGCGAGCTGGGCTAGCTAATCAACAAGCCAATCTAAAAGCGGCTCTCGCAAATCAACAGGCCAGCATTTCAGATGCAGATCGATCATTGCGCGGCGGTCAGATTAACCAAGATGCTAGCTTGCAGGCGCGCCAGCAAGACTTGCAGCGCATGATGAGCAATCAAGATTCTCAGCAAGCTTTTGCGCTCGCGAATCAGGCTCAAAATATGAGCGCTCAGCAAATCAACGCGCAGAACAATTTGTCGCGACAGCAAATGAATCAGGACGCCGGCTTGCGATCGCAGCTAGCCAATCAGCAAGCTCAGTTAACAGCCGGTCAGGCTGCAAATCAAGGCCTGTTGCAGTCTCAGGCTCTCGGCGTTGATGCCGGGCAAAGCAATCAATCGGCCAACCTTCAAGCTCAGCAACTAGCAAATGCTGCTGCGCAGGCTAATCGTGATCGAGACTTGCAGGGACAGTTGGCAAACCAGCAAACATCGATCGACGAGCAAAGACTTCGAAATCAGGGGCTCATGCAAACCCAGTCGTTGGGAGCAAATGCAAGCCAAGCGAATCAAGCCAATCAATTTGCGAGACAACAACTTGGTAGCCAGGCAGCTCAGGCAAACCAGCAAGCGCAAATGCAAGCGGCCCTAGCGAATCAGGCAAACGCTCAACGATATGGTTTTCAGAATCAAGACGCTGCGATGCAAGCGGCGCTTGCTAATCAGCAAATGGGCTTCAATCAAAACCAGCAAAATATCGACCGGCAATTTGGCAACGTAGATAACTCTATGCGAGCCGCGTTGGCTAATCAAAATGCTGGTTTGCAGGGTGCTCAGCAGAGATTGGCAGGCGCGGGGATGCTTGGTCAGTTAGGCCAAGATCAGCGTGCGATGACGTTTGCAGATGCTCAGCAGATGCAGGGTGTCGGTAATCAACAGCGGCAGTTTGCGCAGCAGATAATGGATGACCAATATCGTCGATTCCAAGAGCAGCAGAACTACCCTTTCAGAATGTTTGATGTTTTACGGTCTGGCGCGGGCATGTTGCCCAACCCGACAATGAGCAGCTCAAGCGGTCGAGGATTTAATATTGGCTTGCCGCAAGGCGGTTAAAAGGAGAAATTTAAATGTTTGAGTTTTTAAGCAATTTAGGTGCGAATGCAGCTAACGGCATGCAGAACGTGATTGGCGGCTTGAAAAGCGAAGGTGAAGACATTGGCCGGCAAATTGACCTTGCCGTGAGCGATCCGATGTCTATTTTTTCGGCAACAACTGGCCTTGATCATATGAAGGCTCTGACCAAATCACCTGAAGAATATAAGAAATTCTTAGCAGATAACCCGAGTGCGTTATCTGGCAGGGCGGCTCCTCTGGCGGCAATGCCAGATAGCTTTTTTCAACCCGTTCCTTTTGCGCCAACAGGAGGTTTTGTTAATCAAAATCCTAACTTTTTAAATACCGCGCAACTATCTTTGAGAGGACCATATGGCTGAGTTTGATTTTAACTCGTTATCTTCACAAGAACAGGAAGAGCTTCGGAAACAATACCTTCTTAATCAGGCTCAAAATTCGTTATTGACCCCTGGTATGCAACCAGACATGAGTCAGTACGAGTTTCAAAAGCCCGAAAACATTGGTCAAGCTTTTGGTAATGTTTTTAAGAACGGGGTTCTCAATCCTATTCAAGAAAGACTTGGTATGCGTGAGTCTCTTAGGTCTGTAGTTAAGAAAATGCAGATTAGGGATATGCAGCAAGACCAGGCCAAAACTTTCTTAAACGCTGCAAATCGACAGCAGTTGCAAAACTATTTTACCAATCAAGGCATGGACGCTGAGGTCGTTAATAACTTGGGGCTTGATGAATTGCGCGAACTTGCTGTTAACAGGCTAGGGGAAGTCGAGTTTGACAATTACGGCAACCCAACTCAAACAAATCTAATGACGGGTGAGGTAAGTAGTCCTTACCAATTGTCATCAGAATTACAACAATACAATCGATCTATGGGTCAACGCCAGAATACTTTAAATACGGCACAACAAGCTCTTAATCAATTGCCTCCTGGGTCTCCTCCTTACGCTTTGCCACCTGGCCCAGTTTCATTAGAAGCGTTTAGGCGTCAACAAAAACAAGCTGATTCGGATAGAGAAAGCGCCGCTACCAGAAACACCAAAATCGATGAGCGAGCGATTACAAGAATAGATGGGATAACAACTCCTATTTATAACGGAATGTCCGATATAGGGTCGCAGAGAGCAAGCTTAAACCAATTAAGCTCATTGATTGATGCTGGAGCTCAAACTGGTTTTGCTCAAGGTTTTCTGGCTGAAGCAAGAAATTTAGGCATTGATCTCGGCCTAAACGTAGCCGATCCCACCCCTGAACTGGTGTTTGGAGCAATATCGAATCGTATTGCACTGCCTTTAGTTAAATCGTTAGGGTCAAACCCCACTGATACAGACTTGCAGTTGATATTAGACTCAGCGCCAGGGCTTTCTAAAACGCCCGAAGGCAACAAAATACTAATAGATACAATAAAGTTGAAGTTGGATAGGCAAGAACTGATAGCTAAAGCGTTGATGGCTTTTGAGGACGCCAATCGAGATCTATTTAGGTCTGACCCTTTAGCGTATCGGCAACAATTAGATCGAATGATTTTGGAAATCCAAAATAGCGAAGATTTCAAAAAGAAGGCTGTTTTTGAAATGAAAGCTAGATTGGGCGCTTTGCAAAATAGAGAGCCAAAATTAAACAACTTAATTCCAAATTTATAGGAGCTGTTTAAGTGCAACGTAATGCTCAAGACTATATCGACGAATTTTACCAAGACCTTAAAGAGCAAGAAAAAAAAGGTTTTAAAACGGATCTAGGCCCAAAACTAGTAAGAGCTATTGAAGATGGGTCTTTAGCGCCAGGATATATAACTGCTATTTTGCAGGGTGCTTCTATGAGCTCGTCTGACGAGGCGATGGGCTACATACGGTCTTTAGTTGGAGGCGATGCGTCGATGCTAGCCACGTCTTTAAATCAGCAATATCCAGATGCAAATTTGTCTGCTGGCGATGTGGGCATTGGGCTGGAACGTAGAACTACTAATCAGTTCAGAGAAGATAACCCAAAAACAGCGCTTGGCTTAGAAATGGCGGGAGGTTTGATTTACGGAGGAGTGGGCGCTGGTAGAACTGCCTTAATGAGAGGCGGTCAAGCTGCTGGGTCAGGTGCTATCTCTGGTTTTGCCGCAGGCGAAGGCGGGTTTGAGGATAGGGCCGCAGGAGCGGGAGCAGGAGCTGTACTTGGTGCAGGCGCGCAACTAGGATTAGATCAATTAGGTAAAAGGTTAATAAGCCCTGCTTACAATGCTTTGTTCAGGTCTGGTAGCAAGCAGGCAAGCCGAGAAGGCGTTAACCTGGCCAGAAAAACACTAATAGAACAAATCGAAGCCGATGGTATGTCTGTCGATGAGGCTATCGCATACATCGGCCAACAAGCTGGGAGAGATGTAACCCTTGCTGATATCGGAACTAACACGCAGGCACTGATTGATGTATTAGCAGCCATGCCTGGGCCCGGGAAAGCAACCGCCAATCGATTCTTACAAGAGAGAATGAAAGGCAGGAACGCGCGACTCGGTACTATCTTGCAAGATGCCTTTGGCCAGAGAGCTAATTTTTACAACGACTTCCAGGCTATGAAGGCTGGTCGATCAAGTACCGCTGATAAGCTATATGGTGAGGCTAATAAGATCGATGTTCCGTTGACGGCAGAGCTGCAAGAGCTCATGAGGACGCCAGCAATGCAGCAAGCTTATCAAAATGCTGTTCGCATCGCGGGTAATCAAAAAGATCCTGTGGCTATGAAGCTTCGCATAACGCCTAACGGCAGAATCGTTGACGCTGAAGGAAGCCCTGTATCTGCAATCAACACTCGATTCTTACATTACATGAAACAAGGCTTGGATGATGTGGCATTTCCCAAAATGCCATCTCAAGGAGTCGGCGCCACTGAAATTAACGCAGTGCGTGACCTGAGGTCTGAATTTTTAGACTTGCTCGACACTGCTAATCCAATGTATGCGAGAGCAAGAAACTTGTACGCGGGCGACAGCAGTGTGATGGAAGCAATGAAGAGGGGCCGAGGGCTTCTTTCAGAGGATACCGATGAGTTAGCGGCAGACCTGATGCGCATGAGCAAAAGTGAAAAAGAGGCTTTTCGATTAGGAGCTTTGCAGAATCTACAAGATCAGTTTAATAACTCTGTAGAGTCAGCAAATACCGCGCGAAATGTTATGAAGTCTGAAAGACGCCGGCAACTTTTGCGCTTAGCTTTCCCCAGCGGTAAAGATGGCGATGCATCGTTCGACGTGTTTATGGATAACCTGGGTCGCGAAAGCAACATGGCCGTGACTGAACGGGCGGGTGCCAACAGTATGACTGCACAGAGATCAGAGCTCATACGCCGTATGCGCAACGATGCGGATCGATCGGTCAATATCCCAAATTCTGGCATGGATTTAATTATGTCTAGCTTGCGAGAAAACAACCAAACGCTGTCTGACGAAGCCCTGCGCTCAGCGTCTGCTGAAATAGCTAGAGTTATGACGGAAACGAGTCCAGATTTATTGCCGAAAATTCTCGCAGATTTAGGACAGGGTACGATGATCGATTCTATTAAGCGCCACGCTCCAGGTTTGCTGCCTGAATTGTTGCCAATGCTTGGTCGAGGTTTAACGAGCCCAGGTAACGTCGGTTCAATGTCTGGTCGATTCGGTGCAGACATCGCCCCGACTAATTTGAACTCAGCTCAGATGGGCTTAATGGGTCAGTAAATCACACCAAGCAGTTAATACTTCTTGGCGCTCATCGTAATACTGGGTCACGTCGTAGTGCTGTGCTGCGCCATCTGATGTCGCGTGATCCAGTAAAGATTCTGCGACAGCCTCGCGTACCCTGAGCTCTTCTAAAGCGAAAGTGCGCAGGCTTGTACGGGAGCCATGCGGAACATGTTTTCGCTGGCTTAGCTCTCTGAACTGTTTTTCGACAGCCTCCAGCGAAATAGGCCGGCCCATTCTTGGATTAAAAAACAACCAGCCTTGCTCTGCTGATTCGACCGCTGCATCGATAATCACCTTTAGCTCGCCAGGAATCGGTAAACTATAATCCTCTCGCCAATGATCTTTCACTTTCATTAATTTGCGTGGGATTATCACTCGATCATTGTGTACAAATTCTGTCTTGAGCTGCACGATCTCACCTAACCTAAGTCCCGACAGGATCGATAATTGACCAGCCAGGCGCACGCTTCTCGTTGCATCGGATAGCTTGATTGCACGCAGCAGCTCTGCGACTAGGGTGTAGTCTGCCTTGTAAGATTTTTGACGATTCTTTGCAGACTTCGGGAGGGTGAGCGTTTCGGGTTTTCGACCAAGAACACAGTAGGAAAGGGTGCCTCGATCGACTAAAACTTCTAAGCATTCTTTTATCCAGGAGTAAACACGGCCGGCAGAGTCAATGTCATCGATAGTCTCTAGGTGGCTGACTATCATCGGTCTTGTTAAATCATCTATTTTTACTTCAAATAAATCCCCGCAGTGCTTTTTAATTCGCTCGGTGGTCTTTAAGTAATGCCGATCAGACCAGCGTTTAGTTTTTAATTTTGAGTTTGCCCAATCCATAATTGCCGGCCCTAAAATACCAGAACCGATTTGCTGCCCGTCTTCTACTAGCTTTATCTGGCTACGAGCCCACCTTTCGTTGTTGTGGCTATTGGCCGTACCTAAATCGATTGTCGTATCCGTGTCATTAGACCTAGATCTAAATTTCCATTTAGACAGCCCTGTCTTACCAATGTGCAGCCATAATCCAGCACCGTAACTGTAACGGCCAGGGTCACGTTTTGCGTATCCTTTCATAGCGTTACACCGCCTATTCCGTTTTACACCAGTTTTACACCATTTACGGTCTGAGGGTGATCAACACACAAAAACATGAAAACCCATGAATGGCCATATAACTAGGTTTTACGGGGCGTTGCAAGAGGGGGTGGCTGTGAGGCCAATAGAAATGAGGGTGATTGGAGGCTGGGGTCGGAATCGAAATAGGCCGTTTAAGCCTTTAAAAACGAGGACATGGGCTTTCGTTACACCGTTTGCGTTACACCGCTTTTCGAGAAACCAACCAAGTTTCAATGTCTGATAAATAGTAGAGCGTGGTCTTGCCGACTACCGTGTAGTGTACGCCTTTTTGGAAGTGGCGATCTTGCCATCCCCGAATTGTATCTGGTGTGACGCCGATGTCTTTCGCTAATTTGTCTCTGCTGACAGCGATCATAGCAATGCACCAATAATCATCGCAGACCCTGACACAACTAAAATCGTAACAAAAATTTTTGCAACCGTGTTTTCTTCCGCGGGGTTATCACCCCATCGTCTACGCTTAAACATTTTCAACTCTCACAATATCCGTCTCATCGCTGAACGTCTTGAATTTTCGTTCGCTTCTAAACTCGTCTTCTTCGCGCGCATCAGGGATTTCTAATTCCATCGCGATCAGCAGCTCTGCGTAATGAATAATCTTCCTGAGATCATCCAGGTTGCCGGTGTGCTTTCGCTTCCAGCGGCAGGCGTACTTGACGATGCTGCTCTCCGCAGCGCCCAGCCCGTTTTTTTGGCAGAACCGAATCGGTTCGATTGCAAAACCTTTGTAATGATCACCACCAACCTGCTTCTTGAAGGGCTCGCTCATATTGTTTTTCCTCATGCTCATCAAAATTTCCTTTGCGCCACTTGGCTCTGACCCATCTGTCCGCATGCCTGCAACTTAAATACTCAAGGTCGATGCTTTTCGACCGCTGACAAACCCGGCAAAGGGTTGTCCTTTTTCTTATCCAACTGCCGCAACCAGCGCACTGTTTATAAAAATCTGACGAATATTTCATGGACTCATAGCCTCATTAAAATGCTCGCAACTGTTTTCCTCATTCTTGAATGACGCCGGCACGGCTGAATCAAACACCTCGCACCAGTTAAAAATTAAGTGGCTGCAATAGCCGCAGCTTTGTCGAGGCCACTTGAATACAAGCTTCTTGGTGCTTGGCTTAGGCTTGATCGTTCGCCGCATCAATCAACTCTTCTGCTATTGCGAGAAGTCGCGACAACGTTTCGGCGATCTCTTCTTGATTCGCCAGGAAACGATCCATATCGTCGCTTTCTATCTGCACAAATATTTTGCTCACCCTATTACCTCCGCTTGAAAACTTTCTTTCCAATGATCGATGTCTGGATCCCCGATTGCGTTCACGTCTTTTGCGCGGCTAATTTCTTTCGACGAGTAGCCGCCCCAGCCGTTGACAAACTCATGGCCGGTTAATTTGTTCTTGTAGCTGACGTGCTCTTCAGTGCCGTCTAACACTTCAGCCCAGGGCTCTAACAACTCAGGAATGAACAGGTGCTTGTCACACGCCAGGCGCTGATCCTCTACACCAATATCTTTCTTATGCTTGGCGCATGACCACCTCGCATCACCATCGATCTCTGCTGTCGCGAAAGCACAGGTGCGGCAGCTCAGTGCCGGCGTTTGGTAGCCGTGGCACAAGAAAGCGTGGTCGCAGAATTTGCACTTGTAGAACGAGGGATCGGTGCTGATGCCTTCGGGCGGTCGATCGCTTGTGATGATGTGCTCAGCCTTGCGTATCAATGCCTCCGCAGCGGGCTTGTCGTACTCAACGCGCTCGTAGTACAGCGCATCGTTGTTCTTGTTCACCGCCTGGTAAAATGCCCAGGGCAGCTCCATAAGGTGCATATAAACTTGCATCTGCGCATAGTGCTCGGGCTTGCTTTTAAGGACGCCTTTCTTTTCGACATCCTCAAAACTTTTCGCAGCGTGCGTCTTTTGCTCGGAAACGTGCGGTACTTGCGGGGCTTCACGGAGCCCCATGACCACGCCGTCCAGGCTGCCGCCGAAGTGACCACCGACTGCCTCGACCCTAAACTGCTGCTTGGTATCAGGATCGACATCCCAGACTGTTACGCCGGCCTGAGTGAGCAGATGATTAAACCAATCTTCCTCTCTGGCGCCGCGTGCAAAGAGGCGCAATAAGCGTGCAAGATGTACAACGACGGTTCCCCACCGAAAGCTGAACCAAAGCTCTCTCTTACATTCGCGGCCAATAATGCTGCCGCCAAGATGAGCCCGGCCACCATCGGTGGCCTGACCCTTCTCACCCGCTCGCTCGACGGCGTTGAGAGTAGTGCTTGCTGGTTCTGGTAAAGCAACCATGCTTACTCCCAGGGCTTCTTACCAGCCGCGGCAGGAACCGCAGATGGTGCGGGCTCTGGAGTAGCAGCGGGTGCTGGTGCGGCAGCAGGAGTCGCGACAGCCTGCAATGCATCGGCTGGGGAGTACGCTTTGATCTCGTTAGATGCGGCATAATCACCATTCGCCGGCTGTATCGTGACCTTGACGGTCATTGGCTTATGGTGCAGCTCTTCGCTGTCACCGATTGCACTTTTTCCCAACGCTCGACAAATGCTCGAAAGATCGCGCTGCGCAATCTTTACTGTATAAGGATTAGGGTTATCAAGATTTAGCCGCGAGCGTATCCATTTGCCAGCATACTGGTTATCGATTACTTCAAACTTCAGCTCTAAGTAATTGCCAGTACCAGCTTTCGTGGGCTTCATTTCACTGTCGATAATGACAGCCTTGTACAACCCTTCTGGGATCGGTTCGTACTTACTGGACTCATCAGTGAAGCTAACCTCATCTGCTTGAAAACTTAGTGTCGCCATTTCTATTGCTCCTTGCTTGTTGCGGTAGTGATTGCTTGCTCAAAAGCTGCCCAGGTCAGATCAATCTCATCGGGTAAGCCATATCGATTCTTTGCGATGTAACCAGGCGTCTCTGTGGTGCAAAGCACGCGCTCGCCAGTGCTAATACCGCGCACCCTGGTCTGGTTAAATCCTTTGTCTTCTTTCTTCGTGATGATCTTGTGCTTCGCGAATAGCACGCTATCGACTGACTCTTGAATCAGGCCGCTGGCTTTTGCGTGCAGCTTGATCTCGTAGCGGTCGTAGCTCTCAGTGTCCGGGCTGTTGTAAGCGCGGATATGAGTGTGCGCGAGCAAAATCAGCGACATATTCTTACGATGCCTTAGTGAGTTGATCGCGGCTAAAAACTCGCGCCAGTAATCAAGCGCAAAGACATAACCCTTGCCGTACCCGAATTCCTCGATCGATTTTTTCCCCTCAACCTGGCAGACCTTCTTCCAGATCAGAGGTTCGAGATGATCAAGGCTGTCGAGCACTAGCGTGCCGTAGTCGTGCTCATGCTCGATCAACGCGGTTATGGCCTCGATGAGCTCGTCGTATGTTTTGATGAGCGGAAATGCTGACAGCTCTAGCGCACCTTCACCGGCTTCGGTTTGTAAAAAGATCGGGTTAGGCGCGGCAGCCGCGAACGTGGTTTTACCCACGCCGGCAGATCCAAACACAATCATTGATGGTGGCTTGAGGCCGCTAGTCTTTTTAATTGCAGATAGGTCGATAGCCATTAGATCTCACCCCCAGTGATTTGAATGTTGGGCTTCGCAGGGGAGTGCGAGAATGCTCGCGCGATCTTGCGATAAATGGCTGGCTCGTTGTTGCGCAGATATTTAAGCCGCGCAACGTCGATCGTTTGCGTCAGCTTTAGCGGGAGCATGTTCGCCGGCACGCTATCGCGCACTGCTTGCAGAGCAATGTCATCAAGCTTGTAATTGTTCTTGGTGGTTAGCTTGATCTTTCGACCGAATGTGGTTTCGGTTGTCTGCGAACCTTCTGCTCGCGCTGCAAGATGAGGGATCATCTGCTGTTCAATTTCAATTCGACGAGCTTTGCAGTTGTCCTCCAGCGTTTTCTGCTGAAGCCACTGTTCGGCTAGTACATCGAGGTTGGGTTCGTTATGGGAGGGGGTTACTCCTTCGTTTCTTTGTGCGTCCATCGTTCATCTCTCTTTTCGTATTGAAAAAAGAGCGTAACCGATTTATGTAATCATTGTCTACCTTTCGGTTACATAAACTTTAGGCAGATATTTTAGTGTTCACATAGATGCCCAATACAGGTGGTTTACTGTAAAGGTTTTTTACCTTTGCAGCGCGCACCAGTTCGCCCGCAAATTGTTCGGGGATTGCGTGATTGTAAATTTCGTTTCCGTGCGCCCAAACCATGTGCGGTCTGCGTAGTTCGAGGACGCAACTGGCTGCGCCGTCCTGGCGCAAAAGCGACAAAAAATCATTGCCTTTCATTGTCAGGGCGCGCAGGGATTTGCTTTGCCAAAAATCGCCGCAAAAAATCTTCTGTCTCTGGCCATCAATTTGAGAGCAGTCACACAGGTAGGGGCAGCAAGTGCCGACGTGCCAGACTTCAAAATCAGTAGTTGTGCAGCAATGGTAGTTGTCTTCTAAGTATATTCTGTCGATTGTATTTCGTACATACTGCGAAGCTTCTTTTGATACGTAAAGGTGATCGTCTAACTCTCTCATAATTCTCCTGCTTTTGGCTTCCTTGCCTTTATAAGTAAATCCTTAACCTTTAAAAGCGCCTCAAACTCTTCGTCTGTCAAAAGCTCAACGTCCAGCATCTTTTCGCTGCGACCTGATCCTGATTTAGATTTCACGCCCGCAAACATTTCTTCAACCAAAAATGATGGCTTTACGTTAAAAAGCTTGCACAACGCGCCGATGACTTCTTTGCTTGGAAGCCGCGTCGATCCTGACGGCTTTTCAGACTCCCACTTTGCTATCGCGTTATGACTGACCTTGACGCCGTACTGCTCAAGGTCTGTAGCCATTTGCCGCAAGCTTAGTCCTCTCGCAAGACGCAACTCGGCTATCCGTCGATTGAATGGAACTCGTGACATACCCCTATCCTCTATGGTTATTAATGCCCCTTAAATGTAAACCCAAGGTTTACTATTTACAACCCCCGTTTCAAATGTTGCATCAATAATGGTTTACGCTTGTAACCTTTTCGGTTACATTTGATTTTTTTGTGAGAGCGATACCGATGACACCAGACACCTTTTGGTCCGAGATAAATGTAAGTGAAATGGCCGCACAGCTCGGCCTCAGTAGGAATGCCGTCTACAAGTGGAAGCGCAGCGAAAAGGGCATACCCGCTGAGCGTGCCGCTGAGATATCATCAATACGAAACATAAAAAAATCTGCAATTCGCCCAGATCTGTGGGCCGAAATCGATGATTGAGGCGCCAGCAACGCCAGCGGAAAAGGCGCGCGAGCTCTTTGAGCAGGGGCTAACGATCATCCCGGCTCACCCTCACCAGAAGATTCCTCTTATTCCTTGGCAAAAATATCAGAGCAAAGAAGTCACGGTCGATGAATTTGAGTATTTCACCAGCAGCGCCAGGTTTGCCAACTGCAACTTCGCCCATGTAACCGGAAAAGAGATCGTTGTGATCGACGCTGACTCAGTAGAAGCAGAAGCCTGGGTCCGAGAGAACTTGCCTTATACGCCAAGAACAGTCGCGACAGCACGCGGTCGGCACTTCTACTATCAGGCCAATCCAAATTTTGATATCAGCAACTCGACCGACCCAGAAGCCAAGATAGATGTGCGCGGTAAGGGCGGGATTGTCATTGCTGCCGGCAGTGTTCACGCTAGCGGCGCTATCTACGAAGAGACGATCGACAAGGGCGTGGATGGCGACTGGCGAGAGTTGCCGATGCTGAGCGCTGCTGACATCGACAAGATTAGCGCCGAGAACAAGCCCAAGCCTTTGATCCAAGCCAGCGAGGGCGGCTGGCACGATGACATGATCCGGTACGTGGGCTCTCAGGTCCAGGCCGGGCTGACCGACGAGGATATTTTGCGCACTGCAACGGGCTGGACACAGCCAGGCTACACGCATGAGCAAACCTTCGCAGAGTTTAAGGTTGCGATTAAGGGCGC